GAAGATCGTTCATATAATATATATATTAAAAAAGACAATGAGGTAATGCCATGGAAGAAGTTTAATTCTAACATGGCAATATCCGTTGAATACGATTTAGAGTATTAAGGTGAGAGGTGTCTTCGATTTCATAGTTAAACCTGTGGGGTCTAGATATGAAAATAGTATTGAGGTTGAAGGTAAAGAATTAATTCTTAATACTAAGATAGAAACTTTTAAATCTGTTAACAATATAGCTGAAGTAATTTCAATTCCATTAGCATATAAAACAGATATAAAAGTAGGTGATACCGTAATTATACATCATAATGTTTTTAGAAGATTTTATGATATAAAAGGTAAACAAAAAAATAGTAGAGCATACTTCAAAGAGGATTTGTACTTTTGTAGCGCGGATCAAATCTACTTATATAAAACAGATGCACATTGGAAATCATTTGGAGATAGATGTTTTGTTAAACCATTAAAAAATATAGACCATTTAAAGCTTGATAAAGAGCGTAAACTTATTGGTATATTAAAATATGGTAATGACTCTTTAAAAGAGCTAGAAATCAATCCTGGGGACTTAGTAGGTTATACTCCTTTCGGAGAATACGAATTCATTATAGACAACCAGAGATTATATTGTATGAAATCTAATGATATTGTTATTAAGTATGGATATAAAGGAGACGAAGAGGAGTATTGTGGCCGCGGGACATAAAGCAGTTCTTGAGTTAATTAAAGTTGCAGAAGAAGCAATATTAAATAACGGAGAAGATGATTTGAGCGCAGACAAATTAAAGAATGCCGCTGCAACTAAAAAGCTAGCAATCTTTGATGCTTTTGAAATTCTTAATAGAATAGAAGAAGAAGAAAGAATGTTAGAAGAGAGCGAAAAGGATCCTAATACCAAAGTATTCAAAGGATTTGCAGAAGGGAGATCTAGATAATGTACGAGCAAACACTTTACAGAGTGCTGCCAGATCATATAAAACCTGGCGTCATAAAGAAAACAAATCGTTATAACAATTGGAAGTATGGGTATAATAAAGACCATGATGTGGTTGTTATTAGTAAGACTGGAAAGATTGGTGAAATTATTGAAATCCAAAATCTAAAAATAGCATTACCATTATTAGAAAATTCATATAAAAAATCTGATAAAAGAGAACAACAATACTGGAAGCAATTAGAGGTTCCTAAAGAGTTAGAAAAAATAAAGAATGTATTTGATTGGAATAAATATCCTGATACATTTAAAGAGAAGTATTACGACTATATAGACAATGAGTTTAAATATAGGGATGAGGGTTTCTCATTTTATAGTAATGGTTCTCCAACATATATAACGGGTACACATTACATGTACTTGCAATGGAGTAAGATTGATGTAGGTGCGCCAGATTTTAGAGAGTCTAATAGATTATTCTTTATATTTTGGGAAGCTTGCAAGGCGGATACTAGGTGTTATGGTATGTGCTATTTAAAGAATAGACGTTCTGGATTTTCATTTATGTCGTCCGCTGAATTAGTTAATATAGCTACTATGTCTAGCGATTCTAGATTTGGTATATTATCAAAGACTGGATCCGATGCTAAGACAATGTTTACAGATAAGGTTGTGCCTATCTCACTTAACTACCCTTTCTTTTTTAAACCTATCCAAGATGGTATGGATAGACCTAAAACAGAACTTGCATATCGAGTACCCGCTTCAAAGTTTACAAGAAGAAAGTTAGATAACAGCGAATCTGCGGATGAATTAGCAGGATTAGACACGACTATTGACTGGAAGAATACTGGGGATAATAGTTATGATGGTGAAAAATTAAAGATATTAGTTCAGGATGAAGCTGCTAAATGGTTGAAACCTGATAATATTCTTAACAACTGGCGTGTTACTAAGACTTGTTTAAGATTAGGTAGCAAGATTGTTGGTAAATGTATGATGGGGTCTACCTCAAATGCATTAGACAAAGGGGGATCTAATTATAAAAAACTATATTATGACTCAGATGTTGAGAAAAGAAACCGCAATGGACAGACTAGCTCAGGATTATATAGTTTGTTCATACCTATGGAATGGTCGTTCGAGGGATTCATTGATACTTATGGCCTACCTGTATTCGATACGCCAGAAAAACCAATCAAAGGAGTTGACGGGAATGAAATAGATTGTGGAGTTATTGAGCATTGGCAAAATGAAGTAGATGGTTTAAAATCAGATTCTGATGGATTAAACGAATACTACAGACAGTTTCCAAGAACAGAACAACACGCATTTAGAGACGAAACAAAACAATCATTGTTTAATCTTACTAAGATATACGAACAGATTGATTATAATGATGATTTAAGAAATACCGGTGTTCTAACTAAAGGTAGTTTCCAATGGTCAAATGGTATACTTGATTCTAAGGTAGATTTTTATCCAAATAAAGATGGTAGATTTCTAATATCTTGGGTACCTCCTAAGCATTTGCAAAACCGCGTAATAATAAAGGATGGATACAAATATCCAGGTAATGAACACTGTGGCGCATTTGGATGCGATAGTTATGATATATCTGGGACTGTAGACAATAGAGGTTCTAATGGTGCATTACATGGGTTGACAAAATTCTCTATGGAAGATGTACCGCCTAACCATTTCTTTTTAGAATATATAGCTAGACCTCAAACAGCAGAAATCTTTTTTGAAGAAATATTAATGGCTTGTGTATTTTATGGTATGCCAATTTTGGCAGAGAATAACAAAGCAAGATTGTTGTATCATTTTAAAAGAAGAGGCTATAGAGGGTTTTCAATGAATAGACCTGATAAAATTTGGAATAAATTATCGCCAGCAGAAAAAGAAATTGGAGGTATACCAAACTCGGGTCAAGATATTATACAAGCGCATGCCGCAGCAATAGAAACTTATATAGAAAACTTTGTAGGTTATAATACTGATTCTCATGGAGATATGTATTTTCAAAAAACATTAGAGGACTGGGCCAGATTTAATATAAATGATAGAACAAAACATGATGCTTCTATTAGTTCAGGATTGGCCATAATGGCGTGTAATAAGCATATGTATACCCCAACAAGTACCTTTCAAAAAGACGCGGTTTCTTTAGGGTTCAAAAGATATAATAATGATGGTCATAGTTCAAAAATAATATAATAGATGATTTATACAAATAGTAATAGTTCTTTCCCTAGCCAGGTGGTACCTGATGAAGAAAAACAAAGTTATGAATATGGTGCTTTAGTTGGCAGAGCTATTGAAAACGAATGGTTTAGAGGAGATCGCGTTGGCGGTGGAGTTGGAAACCGTTGGGGATCTAACTGGCAAAACTTTCATAGACTTAGACTTTACGCAAGAGGTGAGCAACCTGTACAAAAATATAAAGATGAATTATCTATAAATGGTGATTTATCATATCTTAATTTAGATTGGAAACCTATTCCTATTATACCTAAATTTGTAGATATTGTTGTTAATGGATTAAGTAATAAGAGTTATGAGATTAAAGCTTATGCTCAAGATCCTGAAGCAACAAAACAAAAAACAGACTATGCTGCTGGTATATTAAGAGATATGATGGCTAAAGATTTATTGGATGAGATCCAATCAAAATTAGGGGCTAACTTATATAATACACTTGATCCAAGTAAATTACCAGAAACTACTGAAGAACTTGAAATACATTTGCAATTAGATTATAAACAATCTATTGAAATTGCAGAAGAAGAAGTAATTAATCAAATATTAGATACTAATAAATATGATTTAGTTAGTAAAAGACTAAACTATGATTTAACAGTATTAGGTATTGCAGCTGCAAAAACAAATTGGAACCCAGCAAATGGTATTACAATTGACTGGGTAGATCCCGCGACATTAGTTTATTCTTATACAGAAGATCCAAACTTTGAAGATATTTATTATGTTGGGGAGGTTAAGTCTATTAGTTTAGAAGAATTAAAAAAACAATTTCCACATTTATCTGATGCAGATTTAAAAGAAATAGAAAAATATCCTGGAGATGTTAATTACACTCGTAATTATTATGGACAGGACCAAAGTGATAATACAGTACAAGTACTTTACTTTGAATATAAAACTTATTCAAACCAGGTATTTAAGATTAAACAAACAGAGCAAGGATTGGAGAAAGCATTAGAGAAACCTGATACTTTTAATCCGCCAACAAGTGATAACTTTGAAAGAGTATCCAGAACAATTGAGGTATTATATTCAGGAGCAAAGATTTTAGGATTTGAAAAAATGCTAGAATGGAAATTAGCCGAGAATATGACTAGGCCCTATGCTGATACTACTAAAGTAGAAATGAATTATGCTATTTGTGCGCCTAGAATGTATAAAGGTAAGATTGAATCTTTAGTAAGTAGAATTACTACATTTGCCGATATGATTCAGTTAACACATTTAAAACTACAACAAGTACTATCTAGAATGGTGCCAGATGGAGTTTTTGTAGATGTAGATGGTTTAGCAGAAGTTGATTTAGGGAATGGTACAAATTACAATGCTGCTGAAGCTTTAAATATGTATTTTCAAACTGGTAGTATTGTTGGTAGATCGCAATCGCAAGATGGCGGAATGAATCCGGGCAAGGTGCCAATTCAAGAATTACAAACATCGTCAGGTAACGCTAAGATAAGTTCTTTAATATCTACTTACCAGTATTACTTACAAATGATTCGTGATGTAACCGGATTGAATGAAGCAAGAGATGGTAGTTCACCAGATAGAGACGCGTTGGTAGGATTACAAAAAATGGCTGCCGCAAATTCAAATACATCAACTCGTCATATTAAAGACGCTAGTCTATTCTTAACATTAAGAGTATGTGAGAATGTATCCTTAAGGATTAGTGATTCTTTAAACTTTCCTTTAACAAGACAATCTTTAATTGAAAGTATATCTATATCTAATGTGGAAACACTAAAAGAAATTGTAAACTTAAACTTACATGACTTTGGTATCTTCTTAGAGTTGGAACCAGAAGATGAAGAAAAAGCGCAGCTAGAACAAAACATACAAATGTCTTTACAGACGGGCAGTATAGATCTAGAAGATGCTATTGATTTAAGAGAAATTAAAAATCTTAAACTTGCTAATCAATCTTTAAAATATAAAAGAAAGAAAAAACAAGAACAAGTACAAGCAAATCAACAAGCGAATATACAAGCACAAGCGCAAGCAAACGCTCAAGCATCTGAAGCCGCTGCATTAGCAGAGGTACAAAAGCAACAAGCGTTAGCTCAAACCGAGATTCAAATATTACAATCAAAATCTCAATTTGAAATACAAAGAATGCAACAGGAGTTATTGATTGAGAAACAAAAGATGGCTCAAAAGTTTGAGTATGATATGCAACTTGCTCAAGTGCAGTTAGGTATCGCTCAACAAAAACAAACACAAGCAGAAGATCGTAAAGATCAAAGAACAAAAATACAAGCAACACAACAATCGGAATTAATAGACCAAAGAAAAAATAATTCTATGCCTAAGGATTTTGAATCTTCTTATGATGATTTATCAGGGTTCGGAATGTAAAGAATTTTATTAACCAATTTTATATTATTATATTATGTCAGAACAAGTAAGACAAGAAGGGGAGTTTAAACTTCAAAAGAAAAAAGTTCCTATGAAAAAGTTAGATAAACCTAATGTAGTTTCAAAAGTAGATTTAACAACTAAACCAATTATAGATGCCGTTCAAGAGCAAAGCACAAATGAAAGCGTGTTGGTCAATCAAGAGCCCAAAGTGGGATTGCAAGAAGTGGGCGAAGGAAACTCCGTCAACGTCCAAGTTGCCAATGAAGTTAATCAAGAAGAAGTAGTTACTGTAATTCAAGAGATAACTCAGGAAGAAGTTAATACTGCTACTGAAACATTAATTGAAGAAACAAACAAAGCCATTGAAAAGGCTGAAATAACAGGTAAGCCATTGCCAGAAAACGTTGAAAAATTAGTTTCTTTTATGGAAGAGACTGGCGGAACGGTTGAAGACTATGTTAGATTAAACGCCGATTATTCTTCTATTAGTAGTGAAAAATTATTAAAAGAATATTATAAAAAGTCGAGACCACATTTAGACGCCGAAGAGATTGATTTCTTAATGGAAGATGAATTTAGTTATGACGAAGACGAAGATGATGAGCGAGACATCAGAAAAAAGAAACTCGCATTCAAAGAAGAAGTTGCAAAAGCTAAAAACTTTTTAGAAGATCTTAAAGGTAAATATTACGAGGAAATCAAGTTGAGACCTGGAGTTACCAAAGAACAACAAAAAGCTACAGACTTTTTTAACCGATACAATGAAGAACAAACATACGTGGAAACACAACACTCTAAGTTTAAAGACGACACTAAGGGTTTTTTCTCTCAAGACTTCAAAGGTTTTGATTTCAAGATAGGGGAAAAGAATTTTAGATATGGCGTACAGAATGCAGAAGTTGTGGCAGATAAACAATCAAACATTACAAACCTGGTTAAGAAGTTCTTAAACGATAAAGGGGAAGTTACAGATTTGAAAGGATATCACAAAGCTATGTATGGCGCTGAGAATATAGATACTATTGCAAGTCATTTTTATGAACAAGGTAAAGCCGATGCGATTAAAGAGGTTGTTGCAAAATCTAATAATACTACAACTACCCCAAGACAAACGTCAACAGGTGAGATATTTATTAATGGATTAAAAGTAAAAGCAATTAACGGCGTAGATTCTACAAAATTAAAAATTAAAAAATTTAACAATTAAAACTTAAACAATTATGGCAGCAATTACGCCTACGTTTGGAAGTATAGTTCCTTCTCAGAAGCAACAAGCTCTAAACACAAATTATTTGAATTTCACGGATCCAACTAATCCTGATTTTTCATCTTTCGCACAGCAATACTTACCTGAAATCTACGAAGCTGAAGTAGAACGTTACGGAAACAGAACTCTTTCTGGATTCTTACGTATGGTAGGAGCAGAAATGCCAATGTCTTCTGATCAAGTTATCTGGTCAGAACAAAATAGATTACACGTTGCTTATAATGATGTTGAGATTATCGATGGTAATACCATTAGTATTCCTGTAGACGTTACTCCAGCAAATCCTGCTGATTATGTAGCTAACGTGCTTTCTATCAACCAAACAATCGTTATTATGAACCCTGCTACAGGTGTTGAATTAAAAGCAATTGTAACTAACAAACCAACTGCTGATAATGGGACTGTAGATGTAGCTTCTTATACTACTGCTGCTTTGACTCCAACATTCACTGCTGGTGATTTAGTTAAAATCTTCGTTTTTGGTTCTGAGTATGCTAAAGGTTCTACTTTGGCTGGAGATGATTACCAATCAATTACACCTTCTTTCACTCAATTTTCTAACTCTCCAATCATTATCCGTAACAAATATGTTGTTAATGGTTCTGACACTGCACAAGTAGGATGGGTAGAAATTGCAACTGAAGATGGTGCTGGTGGATTCTACTGGTATTTGAAAGCTGAGTCTGAAACAAGATTACGTTTTGAAGATTATCTTGAAATGTCTGTTGTTGAGGGTGAATTAGCTGCAACTGGTTCTGCTGCTGCAACTGCTGGTAAAAAAGGTACTCAAGGTTTATTCTCTGCTGTTCAAGATAGAGGTAATGTATTGAATAACTTTACTGCTACAGGAGGTTTAAATGATTTTGATTCAATCCTTAAAAACTTAGATACTCAAGGAGCAATTGAAGAAAACATGTTATTCTTAAATCGTCAAACATCTTTAGACTTTGATGATATGCTTGCTAAATTATCTGCTGGATCTGCGGGTGGGGTTGCTTACGGTTTGTTTGAAAACTCTGAAGAAATGGCTTTGAACTTAGGTTTCTCTGGATTCCGTAGAGGTTCTTACGATTTCTACAAAACTGACTGGAAATACTTAAATGATGCGTCTACTCGTGGAGCTGTTGCAAATTCTGGTATTGATGGTATCTTGGTTCCTGCTGGAACTTCTACAGTTTACGATCAAATCTTAGGAACTAATATCCGTAGACCATTCTTACATGTTCGTTATAGAGCTGCACAAGCTGACGATAGAAGAATGAAATCATGGGTAACTGGATCTGTTGGAGGTGCTTACACATCTGATCTTGATGCAATGGAGGTAAACTTCTTGTCTGAAAGATGTTTATGTGTTCAAGGAGCTAACAACTTTGTATTGTTTACTTCGGTAACAGTATAAATATTTATTGTAAATTTCGCCCTTGTTAAATTACGAGGGCGACTTTTACTTTTTAAAAACAATTAATTATATTATATTATGTCAAAAACACAAGCCCCTATCGCGGAAGCATGGGAACAAAAAGATAGAACATATTTGTTAACCGGTACTCATAGTCCATTAACATACACAATCTCTTCAAGGCATTCAGCAAGATTTCCATTATTATGGTTTGACGCTACAACAGGAGAGCAAAAAGAATTAAGATATGCAACTAATATGAATACTCCATTTATTGAAGAACAAAAAGGAGAAGCTACATTAGGTCATATTATGTTTAAAAATGGTACTTTGTTTGTGCCAAAAGAGAAACAAAACTTACAAAAATTATTATCTTTATATCACCCAATGTTAAATAAAAAATATCGTGAGTTTAGCGCTGTTCAAAAAGCAACAAACGAATTGGATATTTTAGAATTACAAGTTGAAGCAATGACAGCTGCAATGGGTATGGATATAGATCAAGCTGAAGCGATTATACGTGTTGAGGTTGGATCTAAGGCGTCTAAGATGACTTCTAAGGAGATAAAAAGAGATTTGTTACTATTTGCCAGAAGTAATCCTAGTTTGTTCTTAGAACTGGCTAATGATGAAAATGTACAACTTCGTAATTTTGCGATTAAAGCATGCGAGGCAAATATTATCAAACTATCACAAGATCAAAGAGATTTTAAATGGGCAAGTAACGGCAAGAAATTAATGACCGTTCCATTTGATGAAAATCCTTATTCCGCTATGGCAGCATTCTTCAAGACCGATGAAGGCGTTGAGATCTACCAATCAATAGCGAAAAAATTTGAATAATACGTAATATTAATATATAGGCGGTGGCTTTGGTTACCGCCTTAATATTATAATAAAAATAACAGATGGCAATAAATGTAGATACGGTTTATAGAACCGTTTTATTAATTATCAATAAGGAACAACGAGGTTATATAACCCCTGATGAATTTAATAAAACAGCAACGCAAGTTCAACTAGAAATATTCAATGAATATTTTGAAAATCTAAATCAGCAAATCCGTATACCGGATAATGATACAGAGTATAGCGATCGTGTTAAAAATTTACAACAAAAAATTGCTATTTTCCAAACAGATGGAACTTGTTTGCCTACTACAGGCGGATTTAACATTCCAGCAGTAACTGACTTTTATAAGTTAGGTACAGTCATTTATAATGATGACAAAGAAATTCAATATGTTCAACCAAATGAATTATTAGAATTGAATCTATCTCCAATAACCAAACCTTCTTATTATTGGCCAGTATATACTTATAAAGATTTTATAATTAAAGTATACCCAACAACTATAACTTCTGGTATTTCTTGTACTTATGTTAGAAAGCCGGCTAATCCAGTATGGAATTTTGTTCTAGGCACAAACCAGCAATATATATATGATAGCGCTTCCTCTGTTCCGTTTGATTTGCACCCAATAGAGCAAACAAACTTAGTAACCAGGATACTTTTATATTCGGGCATCGTTATTAAAGATCCTCAAATTATACAAATAGCTGCTCAACAAGTACAAGCGGAAACCATTAATTCAAAAAGCTAATAAAGTATGTCATTCCCAAACAATGGTTTAATCACCGAAACAAATAGACAGTATTACGCAGGGTCTCAAGGGTTTCAAGCCGATGGAGTTACGGCCTCATTTACTTTTACTTTTGATACCGATTTAATTTTAGGTAATGCATTAGCATGGAACCCATCGACACCTGAATATGCGCTAAACAATTTTAAATTATATATTAGCGTAGATGGTTTAATATATACTGAATACATTACCGCATATACTTTAAATAAAAATACAATAACATTCCCTTATGATATAGACCCAGGAGATGTTATAGTTGTACAATTAAAAAGTTTAGATGGCGGGATGTATGGCGATAAAGATGCATATGGCCTTACCGTAGAAGAAAACTATGGCAGTTATGCTTATATATCTTTAAACGATATTATAAATAATTTTTTAGTTGCTTACGTAGGATCTGGTAAATTAATAGCAGATGTTAAAAGAACAGATGTTATATTTCATGCAAAAAGAGGATTACAAGAGTTTAGTTATGATACATTAAAAAGTGTTAAGTCTCAAGAATTAACAATACCGCCAAGCTTAAGTTTAGCAATACCACAAGATTATGTTAACTATGTTAAAATGTCGTGGGTTGATAGTTCCGGAGTAAAACACATTATATACCCAACAACATTAACAAGTAATCCTACGCAATTACCTATACAGGATAATTTAGGTATACCAATTCAGAGTAACTTTGATGATAATATAGATGGCACATCATTAACTGATGAACGTTGGAAAACACAAAACAATGGAATAATTGTTAATAATCTTAATTTTATACAAGGTATAAATGGCGGTTATTCTTACGGAAACAATTATGGCAGATTTGGAGAACGATATGGATTGGATCCTCAATATGCAAATGCTAATGGTAGTTTTACAATTAATGAAAGAGAAAACAAGTTTTCATTTAGCAGTGATCTTGTGGGCTCATTGATTATATTAGAATATATATCTGACGGATTAGCTTATGATCTAGATACTAAGATACCTAAGATGGCAGAAGAGGCTATGTACTTACATATTTTATATAGTATACTTTCTACTAGAAGTAATGTGCAAGAATATATAGTTCAAAGATTTAAGCGTGAACGTTCCGCAATGTTACGGAATACAAAAATAAGATTATCTAATATCAAGTTAGAAGAAATCACTCAGGTTATGAGAGGAAAATCTAAATGGATTAAACACTAAAATTAAATGGCAGAAGTAAAAAATAGTTTTTTATCGTCTAAAATGAATAAAGATTTAGACGATAGACTTATCCCTAATAGTGAATATAGAGATGCCTTAAATATAGAAGTAGGTAAATCTGAAACAAATAATATTGGGGTATTACAAAACGTATATGGGAATGTTAAGATTACATCGGAAACTAATCCAGATTTGGAATGTATCGGTACTTTTATGGATAATGAAAATAATCGTATATTCCAATTCTTAACGGACTATATTGATCAATTCCCTAATAATATTACATACCCTACATCGGGGACAATGAAAATAGTAGTATATGATTTTGACGATACTTCAGCATATATAACATTAGTAGATGGTTTATTTTTAAATTTTGCTAAAAACAAACAATTTAAAATAACAGGTGTAAATTTAGTTGAAGGATTATTATTTTGGACTGATAATAGAAATCAACCTAGAAAAATAAATGTTAATTTAGCAAATCCTAATAATTTAACAATACCAACATATTATACGACTGAAGAACAAATTTCAGTTGCAAAATATGCTCCGGTAGATCCTATAACATTATATAGAAAAATAACTGCAACAGTAAATGACGCTAGTTTAAATCCTATTATAGTTTTAGAGGGGGAAATTGCTATTGTTCCAGGAATGACAATAATATCAGAAAACATAACTGGAGCAGACTATATAATAGTTACAGATGTTACTATTGATACAATAGCGTCTACAACTACAATAACATTATACGAAGCACCTACGGCTACTATAATAAATGGAGAAGAGTTAACCTTTTTAATATCAACTATGTCGGACAAATCAGATGTGCCTTCATGGCCTGGTGATCCAGCCTTTTTAGAAGATAAATATGTTCGCTTTAGTTATCGTTTTAAATACGATGATAATGAGTATTCATTAATGGCTCCATTTACACAAATAGCTTATATACCAAAACAAAAGGGCTATTTTATTGCGGGGGACGAAACCGATGCATATAGAAGTACTATTGTAAATTGGTTTGAAAACAATATAAACAATATTGAATTAATAATACCATTTCCAGATAAAATAAACAATATACTTAATAGTTACAAAATACAAGAGATTGACATTTTATATAAAGAATCAGATTCTACCGCTATTAAAGTTTTTGAAACAATACCTATTTCTGCTATAAATATATCTAGTAATAATTATTATATACAACCATATCAATCTCAAAAACCATATAAAACATTACCAGAAGACCAAACGGTAAGAGTATATGATAAAGTACCCGTTAGAGCAAAGGCGCAGGAGTCCGCTGGGAATAGAATAATTTATGGTAATTATTTTGATAAATATACTTGTTTATCTTCTATAAATTATAATATGTCGGTTCAAACTAAATCTTCCGTAGGAACTAATTTTATAGAATACCCAAATCATACATTAAAAAAGAATAGAAATTATCAGGTAGGATTTGTATTGGCTGATAAATTTGGAAGACAATCCCCGGTTATATTATCAACTGTGGATTTAACAAGTACAAATATTGGCGGTGGTAATTTTGCTAAAGGTTCTACAGTATATTCAGGCTATGAAGATACACTTTTGTTTACAGATGTACGATCTTGGTTTGGAGATGCCTTAATATTATATTTAAACGCCCCGATAGATCAAGCAAGATCTATTCCAAGTGGTACGCCAGGTTTGTATGCAATAGCAACGTCAAATTCTGGTTTTGCAATTACAGCGTCAACAATAACCGATACAATATATAAATATACTTTAGATACAACGGCTACATTAAATACGCCCCCAGCCAATGGTAATATAATGAGGGGCTTTTATACAGATTACGTTAAAGTTTTATCAAATCCAATACCTACAGTAAACCCTAATGAGTACACAATAACTACAAGTGGTAGAGTTGGTGATATATATAAATATGTGTCTCAAGCAGGAGGCATAAAAGATATTAAATTTGTTTACGAATACAATCCTATTGGTTGGTATTCATATAAAATAGTTGTAAAGCAACAAGAGCAAGATTACTATAATGTATATTTGCCCGGTATGTTAAACGGGTATCCTAAAAGCCAAACCTCAGGGTCTCAAGTCGTATATTCAGGCAGTGGAGTTACTGCAACTTCAACATTAGAAAACGGTATAAATACCACGCAATTTCCAGTAAGTGAAACTGGTAATACATCTCATATTGTATTGATTAATGACAATATTAATAAAGTGCCTAGAGACTTATCTGAAGTTGGGCCGGATCAAAAACAATATAGAAGTAGCGTTCAATTATATGGGCGTGTTGAAAACGCAGAAGCAAATATTGAAATAATAGGATTACCGCCTGCTTATTCAGCAAAAGTAAGAACTATAGAATATAGTACCACAACCGTTGGACAAGGGGATTTTTCATTAATAAAGCCAGGTGATGGTATTCAATGTGTTGAGGCTAATACGCCCGCTCCTAATACAGTTTCCGGAACTACTACGGGTGGTACAATGCCTAACCTTTATAGATGGCTAGGTGATACAGTGGTAGTGTCTAATGTAATTGTAGGAACTATAGGAACTATAACAATATCTTCACCTAACTGGGTATTGCAAGCAGCACAAAATCCAATTCCATCCCCTCAGCCGGGGAGTGGTGATTATAGAACTTTTATAATTACTAGAGCAGAAAATAGACAATATTTTCCTACTAGGAAAGCAGATACTGTAATATCTATTGCGTCTGCGGATGAATTTAATTTTTTAGACAGTTCTGAAGATAATTTAAGCGGAACAGCAGGTTTAAATTTTTATCAATTACAAACGAAACCTCTAATAGGTAGAGTTTCCACCGTTAATAAAATAGGAGTAATTGCTGCTGATATGATACCGTTTTTAGGAGTATATGAAACAAGACCAGAACAGAGTTTATTAGAATTATTTTGGGAAACTGCTACAACAGGATTAATATCTGATTTAAACGCAGATGTACTAACTGGTTTTGATGGCCCTTCTAGTTTTGGAGAGTTTGTATATCGTCATTATGAAGATCAAAATCCTTTAGGGACAGATTTAGACCCCGCTAATTACGGGGATCCTAATTCAAAATATATAACAAGTGAATTCTACGTATTAGATCAAACCGGATTTCCTTTGCCGAACACATCTGTTACTATATTATCTGTAAAAGATAACTCTGGGCCTCCTGGTTTAGACAGGTCTGCTGAGTTTGGTCTTGAAACAATTATTGGACCGGTTAATAAATTTAAATTAAAAATTCTTTCTAGATTTGTATTTAATAACAATGCAGCTACCGCTGAAAGTTATACTTTTGTGTTTAATGTAATAGACTTAGATGACCCTTCTACGGCGACCCAATTAACTATTAACGGCAGACTACGGAATATTGCGCCTGAGATAACAACTACAGAGACGCTTTATAATATAACCCAAGATACAACAAGCATTGTAACTTTAGATGCTGTAAACGGAGCGTATTTTGACCCGTTAGGCCCGCCGCCTATTCCTCCAACAGGCGTAAAAACAGGATTGTGGTGGACTATAGTTGGGGGTGATACACCTATACCGTCTTTTTATATAGATCCTATTTCAGGTGAATTAGAATTAAGAAACCCTAGCGTATCGCTTGGTATATATAATTTAGTTATAAAAGTACAGGACGCGGTTAATACTGGCACAGGCGCAATATTGCCGGTTGAAGGAACAGACTTTGGTACAAAATTCAATATAAAAACATTTACAATAAATGTTGGAGACGATCCGGTTCCATTTTGGTTAAGACCTAATTACGCAAGTAATATTGTAACAAACCCAATACCTTGTAGTGGTCCGACTATAGCTCCTCCTGTTTATGGTATGGCTTATATAGGGCCTAATGCTGAAGTAAACTCCGATTATATGCCTGAAATTCCTTTTTCTGGTAAAATATATCAATTTGTTGATAATATAGAGGTTAAAAACGCAACTGCTTCTAGCGAGCCATCAGCAATACCTTTAGGATTAAAGAAAGGTGAATATAGATTTAGCATAGAGTTACAAGTAGGAGCCCCTAGTATTTGCGGTGGATTAGGGTTTGCCACAATTAAAGCAGAAGGTGAAATATATTTATATAAAAGGATATACACGCTTGATGGAACAAATCCATGGGTTTTAAGTGCTAATGAAAATAACTATGGAATAACACCCCCTATATATAGAATAGGACCCTTAGTTGTGTCCACTATAGATGATGGTAGTGGTGGAATAATTTTTGGTCAACCACAAACATTAACAACTTCTTTTACAGTAGAAGCAGACGAATCTATCTTCCCAGCCATTTATGAATATGCAGTAGGGGTTAAATTAATGCAGGAGCGCTCAAATGCTGATCTGGCAAACCCATGGCTTAGAATATATGGCAACGATGCGAATTACAGTTACAACCAAACATTGCCGTTTACTCCACCAAGACCGCCAATAACAACCGCCTACCCTTTTTATACTGGTATAGCGGAATACAGTATTAACCCTTTAATTCCAGGTGAAACTTCTGCCGTTCCTTATACAACACAAGACGCAATACGTGGTACAGATTTTAATTCGCTTATAAACGACGTTAGTTCTGGTACAATATTGCCTTTAGACGAATCAGTTAAAATTATTTTAACCACAGCTAATGAACAAATTGTGCCAGGTCTGTTTTACACTTTTACTTCTTCAACTATTTCTACATTTAATGGATATGTTGCTGGAATAAATATTGATAACAATCCTAATAAAATTGCTTTACAATTATTATTCCCTTATAGTGGAAGCGTGCCTGGTGATTTAGCAGGTGGTAATATTAAGGTTGAAACAGTGCTTCAAACTGATCCTCCGTCGATAGGTGTATTATATGCAAACACAGTAGAAGGAACAGAGATAAAAAGACTGTATACAGATTCTGCGTTTACTCAAAAATGGATACCGCCTGTGGCAGATAGATTTTATAATTTCCAAACTATTAAAGATTATAACCCTGGCGATGTTACATTTGGTGGTATGACACCATTAAGATACAGTAAATATCCATATTATTGCGCTAAATTTAATGCGTACGGAGAAGTTATAGATCAAATAGCACCTATGCCAAACGTTCAAACATCTTGGGAGGGACAAAACCCAGAAAATTCAGGACTAATAGTTCCTGTTGAAAATTATAGTTACAACATGTATTATATATCCACACCGTAAAAGACTATAATTAAACTAAAAACATTATAAAACAAGTGATTATAAAATATGGCTGCAATATTAGAATTAAAATACTTTAACTCTTTTTGGTTAAAGAAACTCGATACAATAGTAGAGGTAGAAAATACTAAAGGTATTTTAGACGTTGCGGCTAGTGGTACAACTATAGTCTTGACTGAGGATAATGTAAACATAGGGGTAGGGCAAACTGTTTCTTGGGTTGTCCCCGCTCCGTTGCCAAATCCATTCCCAACAGTTTATAAAAAAATTAACGATCATGAATTTATATTAAGTGAATCAGTAACAATTGATGATGCCACAGAATTATCATTCGGTCCAATACAAGATTTTACATACATACCTGCTGCATATGAACCGGGATTAACAGATTGGTATATAGAAGAAGCTAGAATACGCGGGGGATACAATAATACAAACGTAGATCTTGGTGTTAAAGCTTATATTGTTGAAGATAATATTAATCAGCAGCATAGAAAAAGTTCTTTAATATATTCCGGAGTATTTAATTCTAGAACTGGAGTAAACAATACAAATCAATTTTCAGTTGGTGAAGATATAACTAGAAGTGTAGATCCATCTGTTGGATCAATACAAAAATTATATGCTGAAGACACAAACTTAATTATATTCCAAGAAGCTAAAGTCAGTAGAGCATTGATTGATAAAGATGCAATTTATTCAGCGGAGGGTCAAGCGATGACTACTTCCGGCGCAATGGTTATTGGTCAAATTCAACAGTATGCTGGTAATTATGGTATAAGCACTAATCCGGAAAGCTTTGCTGTTTATGGGTATAGAAAATATTTTGTAGATAAAAACCAAGGTTCTGTATTAAGATTATCCCAAGATGGTATAACTGAAATATCAGCATATGGAATGTTAGATTACTTTAGAGATAATTTATCATCAATTGGTAGTTCTGGTAGTGTAGTTGGTGGATGGGATATGTATAACAAGCAATATGTTTTATCATTGCAACCGCCTAATACAGTGGAATATCAAACATTGTCATTTGATGAAGATTGTACAGGTTGGACAAGTAGATTTTCATTTAAACCGGATTTATCAGGAAGTTTAAGAAATAACTTTTATACTTTTAAACAAGGTAATATATGGAAACATTATGCTGATCCAGCTACAACCGGTATAAACTATTGCCAATTTTATGATAATCCAATACCATATGACGCAACAGTTACTTTAATATTTAATCCTGAGGTTTCAATGTCTAAAAACTTTAATACATTGAATTACGAAGGATCCTCGGGATGGGCATTAACAGAGTTGTATTCAAATTCTGATATAGCCACCCAAATCTTTAAATCATCAAATGCATTGACGTTAGCGGAAATAGAAAATCAATTGTTTACAAACAATTTCAAAAGAAAAGAAAACAAATATTTTGGTACTATTATAAATATAACCCCTCCAACATATGGTGAAGTTATTTATGGTAATTCAATGAATGGAATAAAAGGGTTTTACTCTACAGTTAAAATGGTATTTGTAAATCCTTTAACACCAAC